GTTCCTCGTCCAATATCATCGTATACCTTGATTGGTATTGATGAATGTTTTGAGGTTTCTCCAACATTCTTAATGAATAGTGGGGTATCTCAATTGGTCGAGGGGGCTAAGAGTATGGTGTTTAATCCTGAAAATGAAGATAAACCAGATGGGCTTGTCTCAACAGTAACTAGTGCTGTAGCAAATGCTTCCCAAGCATTAGCAAAAGTACCAGTTATTGGAGAGTACGCTCAGGCTGGATCTCAGATCTTTACTCAGGCAACTAGATTCTTCAAGTTCTTTGGCTTTTCCCGGCCAACTGTGTATACAGATACAGTAAATGTCAAGAATTTCCCAATATCTAATCTTGCTATTACTGTAGGGGCTGAAAATGTTCAAAAATTGACATTTGACCCCAAACAACAACTCACACTTGATCCTAGAGTGGCTAATCTTTCTGGTGAAGACCAGCTTGCATTAGCTTATCTCAAGAAGAGGTGGAGTTGCTTTGCAGAATTTACTTGGGCAACTAGCGATGTCCCTGGTGATCTGCTATTAGAGTGGCTAGTAATGCCCGGTATGAACAATGTGACTACCGGCATTGGGCAACAAAGTATCACTTCTTTTATCTCTTTTCCGTTCCAGTATTGGCGAGGAGGATTGGAGTATAAGATAGTATTTGGTACTAGTCACTTGCAATCTGGTAGATTGGCAATTACATATGACCCATATGGAGTTGCTCATGTAGCCACTGCTTCTAACCAGCAATATATGTTGTATGTTGATTTGTCTCAAACTGACGAAGTTTGTTTTGACACTTCATGGATGCAACCAATTGCTTGGAAGGAAGTTATTGGCACCATATCTACCGCTGGTCATTCTACTGTCGGTATTATCTATAATGAAGCCATTGCAAATGGATCATTAAGAATTTCCGTAGTTAATCCTCTGATGAGTCCAAACCCAGTAACTCTTACTGCGATGATCTATATCAGAGGATGTGATGACCTGGAGTTTGCAGCTCCAAGAGATTTG